CCCAGCAATCAATACAGACGAAAAAGGTCGTATCTGGCTCGCCTGGAACAGCAAATTTGAACGCATCGATGCAACAGAGATTACAGCAGCTAAAGTCGAAGGCAAAATAGTAATTTTGGGCTTGACTATTGAAGGTGTTGGAGGTATAATTGCAACTCCAGTAGGAGAAAAATGGGCTCATGAAATTCAAGCCAATGCGCTTCAAACTCTTATTGACGGTACTTCTATTTCCCGCCCTTCATATGCGAAAATAGTAGAGACATTAGTACTGCTAGGAATGCTAGCGACCATGCTTGTCCTAGTACCACGATTATCTGTTCTATTGACGGTCCCATTTTATATTCTTTTTGTTAGTGTGACAGGATATGGTTCTTATTATCTATTTACCCATAATCTAGAACTTTGGGATCCAAGCTATATAATTCTTGCTGGTACTTTTGTTTACGGACAAATTATATTCAATAACTTTGCTCGCGAATTCAGATTAAAGCAGCAGATTAAGAAGCAATTTGGAACTTATCTATCACCTGCGTTGGTAGAAAAGCTTCAGCAAAATCCGGAGTTACTAAAACTTGGTGGAGATACTAGAGAACTATCAATCATGTTTACAGACGTTCGCGGTTTTACTTCTATTAGCGAGCATTATGGAAGCAACGTTCAGGGCTTAACACAAATTATGAATCGCTATATGACAGCGATGACTGCTAAGATACTTGAGAATAATGGTACACTCGATAAGTATATTGGTGACGCACAGATGGCTTTCTGGAACGCACCATTAGATGATGCAGACCACGCAAAACACGCAGTAAAAACAGCACTGGAGATGCTAGGTGATCTCGAAGCTTTTAACAATTCTATCGCATCTGAAGGCGTTCCTCCTTTTGGTATGGGTCTTGGCATCAATACTGGTGATGTTGTTGTTGGTAATATGGGTTCCAGTCAAAGATTTGATTATACCTGCTTGGGGGATTCTGTCAACTTGGCTTCGCGCTTAGAAGGTCAGTCTAAACCTTATCATGTTAAACTTGTTATTGGTCATCGCACATACGAGCTCGTAAAAGATGACTATTTATGTTTAGAACTTGATTGTCTGGCTGTTAAGGGTAAAAAAGAAGGTGTAAATATTTACACAATCGTTAATAAAAATAGCATAAACATAGCTTATTCGCGCTCTCATGCGGACTTTATAAAGCTATATAGAGAGCAACAGTGGGATAAGATGGAAGACTATTTCAGAACACTTGAGAATGCATTCGATGGCGAAATGAAAGAATATTATCATATGATGATGGAAAGAGTGGAAGAATTCCGTATGAATCCTCCACCTAAAGATTGGGATGGTGTGTATCGCGCAACATCAAAGTGAGGTAATTTTGGAAATTTATAAAGATGTTTTGACGCCAGAAGAACAAAAATATGTAATTGCCAAAACTTTATTGTCTGATAGATGGGCGTTTTCTCAAAAATCAGATGGAAGTAAACCAGACAATTATACGTTTTGGCAATTGTATTTGGATAACGATGACTTTTTTAGAGTAACGTTTTTCAATAAAATTAAAAAACTAACTGGTAAAGATTACGATATCGAGCGCATATATGCAAACGGACAAACATATGGATTACCTGGAGCGTTTCACCGCGATACGAAAGAACCAAACGGTAGAACATTTCTATACTATGTTAATCCAGAATGGAAAGCTGATTGGGGTGGTGAAACCATTTTCTATAAAGAAAAAACCCCAACCATAATTTTTCCAGTTCCTAACTCTGCTGTTTTATTTGATGGTAATATACCACATTTCGGTAAAGATCCGTCAAGAAAAACAAATATTCTTAGAGTAACATTAGCTTTTAAATTGTTTGAGAAATGAAGAAGTTATTTTTTCTTTACTTCTTGGTTTGGTTCGTTTGGCTTTGTGTCGGTCTTTTGCTCTGGTGGCGTTACGGACCTGACTTGTTCCTCAACAATAAAATTATGAGCTTGCTTTGTTAGTTCGTCATATTCCATTTTACGAAGTTGCAAAACGATATTAACTTTCTGATTTAAACGAATGAGGTCATTATCAAGCATGCGAATTCGATCAATTAGAGCAATCAAAACTTTATTTGCTTCAGATAACACAGGTTTAACTTCCTGTGTTGCCCAAGTCCATACATAAAAAATCATATAACCCATTCCAGCAGCTGCGACAATAGGGAATCCGTATTTTGAAATTAGTTGAGCAATATCACCCATGGTCAGTCCCTTCTTGCATCGTTTTTGCCGTCCGCTCTGGCGATACGGTCAATGTCAGGTTTAACACCCATGGCGTTGGAGACGAGAGTGTCGATTCTTATGACATCGTGGTTCATCGTCTTAACTCTGTTATCGAGAGCAGTGATGATACCGCTGAGTCCTTGGACACTGCTCATAACACCCGCAAGGATGAATTTAATTGTTAGAAAAATAAAATAACCCATAGCACATGCGGCGGCAATTGGAAAGCCAACATCGGCTATTAATTTAAACCAAGTATCCATGTGAACACCTTTTTTGTTGATTATTTGTATAAAATATAGTAATATTTAGGTAAAGAAAAGTAGGAGAAGAAAATATGATTAATCAGATCCAAGTAACTAAACGCGATGGTAGTAAAGAAGTTCTAGACCTTAACAAATTTCATCGTGTTGTGGCTTGGGCTTGTGAGGGAATCAACAATGTTTCAGAAAGTGAAATCGAAATCCGTTCCCATATTCAGTTTTATAATGGTATTAAAACAAGTGACATTCAAGAAACTTTGATTAAAGCAGCTGCTGATCTTATCAGTGAGGACACCCCAGGATATCAGTATGTAGCAGGTCGCCTTATCAATTATCATTTGCGAAAGGAAGTCTATGGAGACTTTACTATACCTCATCTACGTGATCATATTCGTGTGGTTGTTGAGCAGGGATATTACGATAAGGATATTGAAAGCTGGTATTCTGCTGATGATCTTGATACTCTTAATGGATATATTGATCACAAGAGGGATTTTTCAATTGCTTATGTGGGCATGGAGCAGTTCAGGGGTAAGTATCTAATCAAGAATCGTTCAACTGGTAAGATTTACGAAACGCCACAAATGGCGTACATGCTTATCGCAATGGTTCTTTTTCGCAACTATAAAGAAGATAGACTAAAATGGATTAAGGATCTTTACGATGCAACATCTACTTTTGAAATTTCGTTGCCAACTCCTATTATGGCAGGTCTCCGCTCGCCTCAAAAGCAATTCAGTTCGTGCGTACTTATCGAAACAGATGACAGCCTTGACTCAATCAGCGCAACTGCTGCCTCTATTGTTAAGTACGTTTCTCAAAAGGCTGGTATTGGCATTGGTGCTGGTCGTATTCGTGCTCTCGGCTCTCCTATTCGCGCTGGCGATACTACACATACTGGGGTTATTCCGTTTTACAAGCACTTCCAAAGTGCAGTTAAGTCTTGCTCACAAGGAGGTGTTCGCGGCGGTGCAGCAACTCTTTACTATCCTATCTGGCATCTTGAAGTTGAAGACCTATTAGTTCTCAAGAACAACAAGGGTACTGAAGACAATAGAATTAGAGGACTCGATTATGGTGTGCAATTTAACAAAGTCATGTACGAACGTCTACTCTCAGGTGGTAACATCACGCTATTTTCTCCCCACGATGTTCCTGATTTGTATGATAGCTTTTTCATTGATGTTGACAAATTTAGAGATCTATATGAGAAGTATGAGAGATCAACGAAGCTCAGAAAGAAGTCAATTCCAGCAATTGATCTTTTCTCAGCCTTTATGCAGGAACGAAAAGACACAGGACGAATCTATCTGCAGAATGTTGACCACGCCAATGATCATGGATCATTTGTCAAAGAACTCGCACCAATAAGACAGTCAAACCTTTGTTCGGAAATTGATCTTCCGACAAAGCCATTGAATGATATTAATGATCCTGATGGAGAAATTTCACTATGCACACTAGCTGCTATCAATTGGGGAAAAATCCGTGAGCCTTCTGATTTTGAACGTCCTTGCACTCTCGCTGTGCGTGCTTTGGATGAGCTTCTTGACTATCAGGATTATCCAGTCCTTGCAGCCAAGAATTCTACCATGGCACGTCGACCTCTTGGTGTTGGCATTATTAATCTGGCTTATTGGCTCGCTAGGAACGACCTTAATTATCAACATATCGATGCTGATGGGTTGAACAAACTTCATCAGTATGCTGAAGCATGGTCTTATTATTTGATTAAAGCATCGATCGATCTAGCAAAGGAGAAGGGCGCTTGCCCGAAGTCAAATGAAACAAAATATGGACAGGGTCTATTCCCTATTGACACGTATAAAAGAGATGTGGACGAATTGGCGAAGCCAGAGTACGCTCTTCCGTGGGGAGTATTGGCTGATGCAGCGAAGCAGTACGGAATTCGCAACTCTACCCTCATGGCTCTTATGCCGTCTGAGACATCAGCACAGATTAGCAATGCTACAAATGGCATCGAGCCTCCACGTTCGCTTGTCTCAGTCAAACAATCCAAAGATGGAGTCCTTAAACAGGTTGTCCCTGAGATTCGTAAACTCAGAAAGAAATACGATCTGCTATGGGATCAGGAATCCCCAGAAGGTTATCTCAAGATCGTCGCTATTCTCCAAAAGTTCATCGACCAAGGCATCTCTGTCAACACGTCATACAATCCTAAGTTCTACGAAGATGAAAAAATTCCGATGAGTGAGATGATTGGTCATCTATTGATGTTCTATAAGTATGGCGGCAAACAGCTTTACTACTTCAACACCAATGATGGTGCTGGAGAATATGAAGAAACACCTTTGGCTGCTGGTGTTGTTGAAGATGAGGATTGTGAATCATGCAAGATATAAATGATAGAATCTATCAAGATATGATAACTATGATTGATCCAAAATATAATGATAAGTATTTTGTTCATAGGGTGATTAGGTTTCTTCGCGATCACCCTGAAAGAGCGCCAGATTACGAAGATTTTGTACCTGATTGGAAAACAAGGGAATTAGATGAGCAATAAAATACTACAACTAGATCCACCAATTCCTTTGGACACTCCAAAAGGTAAAGCTCTTGCACATTTCCTTGTTGATTATGGTACAGAGCATCATTGGTTATGGGTTTGTTTTCAGGATGACACTGGTGAGTGTTGGACATGGGAAAATACGCAAATTAAAGCACAGCACAATCCAACGTTCGGAAGGGTATTGAAGAAAGAAAAATGAGTTATTCAGTTTTCGATTCAAATAATAAAAAAGATCATATGAGCGCAAGAGCATTCTTTGATGATGCTCCAACGATTGCACGTTATGATAAAGTAAAATATCAATGGCTTGAGAAACTAACTGACAAACAGCTGGGCTTTTTTTGGCGCCCTGAAGAAGTGGATATCTATAAAGATGCAAAAGATTTCAAGGAGCTAACCGCACATGAGCAGCATATCTTTACTTCCAATCTCAAGCGTCAGATTCTCCTCGACTCCGTCCAGGGAAGAGCGCCAACAGCGGCATTTGGACCAATATGCTCGCTACCAGAGCTCGAAACTTGGATCCAAACGTGGACCTTCTCAGAAACAATCCACTCCCGCAGTTATACTCACATTATCAGAAACATCTATTCAAATCCTAGCAAAGTCTTCGACGAAATAACAGATATTGCTAAGATTGTTGATTGTGCTAAGGACATCAGTAAGTATTATGATGAATTAATCAAAATGAATAATGATCTAGAAAGAAGTGGTGTTTTCAATTATTCTCCATATGAACATAAGAAGGCTCTGTGGCTTGCTCTTATGTCTGTGAATATTCTTGAAGGAGTTAGGTTCTATGTATCTTTTGCATGCTCATGGGCATTTGCGGAAGTCAAGAAGATGGAAGGCAATGCAAAAATCATTAAGTTTATCGCTCGTGACGAAAACTTGCACCTTGCTGGAACACAACAGCTACTCAAGGCGCTACAGAAAGAAGATGAAGACTTCGCCAAAATTGCGGATGAAACAAGAGATGAATGCGTCAAACTATTTGTGGATGCTGTTGAACAAGAAAAAGCATGGGCAAGTTACCTATTCAAAGACGGGTCGATGGTTGGTCTCAACGAAGCCCTACTCAGCGACTATATAGAATGGATTGCTAATAAGCGTATGACAGCCGTTGGTTTGCCTACGCCTTATAAGGGAGGTAGCAATCCACTTCCATGGACACAGAAGTGGATCTCAGGAGCAGAAGTGCAAGTAGCACCACAGGAAACTGAGATTACTTCTTACATCAATGGTGGTGTTAAGAAGGATGTTAACTCAGATACATTCAAAGGATTTAGTTTATGAATGAATCAGATGATTACAAGCGTGGATGGTATGATGGGTATCAAGCTGCTCAAAGGCAGACCCCAATAATTCCACATCCTTATAATCCCACAACAAAAGCCATAAATCGTTGTCCTGTTTGTCAAAAAGAATGGGGTGATGGAGCTTGGGGATATGTTTGTTATATCTCTGGTTGTCCAACAAGAATAACTGCACAACAAGGTGCAACATCATAATAAGGAAGAAAAATGATTACATGTCAAGAATGCGAGGCAGAGTTTGAGATAGTTCACGACTCGATCGGTGAACCAGAGTTTTGTCCATTTTGTGCAGCTAAGTTGCGTTACGATGACGAAAACTTAGAAGAAGATGAAGATTGGTATCCTGATCCTTAAAGGATAAATATCGGGAGGAGGACTCCCGATGTGGTTTTATAATGGCGAATACTTTGATACTATTGGTGATTATGTGGGGTTTGTGTATCAAATAACCAACCAAACCAATGGAAGAAAGTACATTGGCAAGAAAAATTTTTACTTTACTAAAACAAGAACCATCAAAGGTAAGCGAAAGCGAACCAAAGTCGAGTCAGATTGGCAAGATTACTACGGTTCTAACAAAGAGCTTCAAGCAGATGTGGAGCTTCTTGGTAAAGAAAATTTTAAAAGAGAAATCCTAAAATTATGTAAATCCAAAGGAGAATTTGGATATTACGAAGCTAAGTATCAATTCGAGAATAATGTTCTCGAAAACGATGATTATTATAATACATGGATTATGGTTCGAGTGCATAAAAAACACTTGACGTTTTTGAAGAATAAGGTAGAATAATTATTGAGCCCATGTAGCCCAATCGGCAGAGGCAGGAGACTTAAAATCTCCAAAGTGTCAGTTCGAGTCTGACCATGGGCACCAAATTTAACAGGAGTACATAATGGCACATCCTCATAAGAATCGTCCTCGTAAAGGTCGACGCAAGATCGGGTCTAAGAAACGTAAGGCTCGTCGTTTGAAGGGTAAACGTAAGTAAAATAATCGCGGGTGTGGTATAAGGGTTGTGCCCTAGCCTTCCAAGCTAGTGAAGACCAGTTCGAGTCTGGCCATCCGCTCCATAATTAAAGGTGAAAAATGTCTAAGGATTTTAATATCGATGAAGTGGTTCAGTTTATCCGCGATTCGTCGCCTTCCACCTCCATCTATATTGGAGCAGATAGTGAACGCTACCGTGGTAGGGATGAACAGTGGTACGCTGATTACACAGTTGCTATTGTTGTACACATGGATTCTAGTAGAGGTTGCCGTGTCTTCGGAAAAGTAGATACAGAACGTGATTATGATAAACGTCACGATCGTCCAGCTGTGCGCTTGATGAATGAAGTTTATCGTGCATCACAGATGTATCTCGATTTGATCGAAGCAATTGGTGATCGTCATTGCGAAGTCCACTTAGACATCAATCCTGATGAATTGCATGGTTCATCATGCGTTATCCAGCAAGCAACTGGGTACATTCGTGGTATGTGTGGTTTTGCTCCAAAGGTAAAGCCAGAAGCGTTCGCAGCTTCGTATGCTGCAGATCGTCTCAAAGAAATTATTGCTCACGCATAATAGGAGATAGAAATGTATAACGAAAGTGTTATTAATCATAATACTCAATATGCATATGATCTAGGTTTACGTCAGTTTATGCTCAGTGTCTATAATAATATGACACTTGCGCTCGCAATTAGTGGACTTGTTTCACTTGGTATCTCTATGAGTACAGCTCTAATGGCTGGTATCTGGGGAACACCTCTCAAGTGGGTTGTTGTGTTTCTTCCGCTTGTTATGTCCTTTGGGTTCGCTTTTCTATTCGAAAAGATGTCAGCCCAAGTAGCTCAAATTGCTCTGTATGTTTTTGCAGCTGCAATGGGTCTCAGCTTAAGTTCTATCTTTGCGATCTATAAACTTGGTAGCATCGGACAAGTATTCTTTATTTCGGCTGCTACGTTCGGTGCTGCTTCGCTCTATGGGTATACAACAAAGGCTGACTTGACTAAGATGGGCTCATTCCTTATGATGGGTGTGATCGGGTTGGTTATTGCTGGTGTTGTTAATCTGTTCCTACAGAGCTCTGTGTTTGCCTTTGTAATCAGCTGTCTTGCTGTTCTTATCTTCACTGGTCTAACTGCGTATGATACGCAGGAGATTAAATCGCACTACGATTATACTGAAGGTGAAGAACGTGAAAAGGCTGGTATCTTCGGTGCTCTTCAACTTTACATGGATTTCATCAATATCTTTGTAAATCTTCTTCAACTTATTGGCGAGAAAAAGGACTGACTTCTTTTTAAAAGAAGTGACACGTGCACATACGATCGGCGGGGCTGAGACATGAATTTGGAGATAGTAGATAACTTCCTTCCCAAGGAAGTCCATAGGCAAATGACACAAATGATCATGACACCCAATGGTAAACTACCTTTCTATGTTTCTTCTGTTGTTGCGGATGAAGATTGGGATCAAAAATATGATAAAAGATATAATTATCAGTTCGAACACACATTCTTTCATCATTTTACCATCAATCAAGAAACATTTGGTGTCGTAGCTCCGCTGATCAAAGAAATTAAACCCTTTTCACTTCAGAGAGTAAAGGTTAATATGAATCCATGGACAACTGAGATAATTGAACATGGAATGCATATAGATTCAGAATCTCCATTAGCAAAATCAGCTGTATATTATCTCAATACCAACAATGGTTTTACTATTTTTGAAGATGGAACCCGAGTAGAATCTATCGCAAATCGATTAGTTACATTTGATTCGAATGTAAACCATACTGGAACTACCTGCACTGATAAAATTTTTAGGAGTGTTATCAACGTAGTTTATGTTCCAGGACCAACAAAAAAGGAATTGCGCGAGTAGCTCAATGGTTAGAGCCAGCCGCTCATAACGGCTTGGTTGGGGGTTCGAGTCCCTCCTCGCGCACCAAAAACCTATGAAAAACCTCATTTTCTCTATATCTATCCTTTTTCTATGTGGATGTACTATCAATAGTGGGTATGGTCTCACAGAGGAAGGTTTTAATACCCTAAATACTTCTTACCATGTTAATGCGACATGGTATCAGTCGGGTCGTCGTACTGCCAATGGAGAAAAATTTAATCCCGATGGTATGACAGCGGCTCATAAGAAGTTACCATTTAATACTCGAGTAAAAATTACAAACCCAAATAATGGTAACAGCATTGTGGTTAGAATCAACGACCGTGGACCATTTCGAAAGGGCTATGAATTTGACCTAGCCCGTGGCGCCGCGAGAGCTATTGGAATGAAAGGAACTTCTAAGCTCGAAGTACTTGTGTTGGACTAACCACCAACAAAAGGAAACAATATGAAGAAGAATATTTTAATTGTGGCGTTAGCTATTGCGCCTTTCGCTTTTGCGGATCTCGCTTCAGCAAAACCAAGCAACGAGAATACTCAGTATTCACAAGAAACGCCTAAGAAAAAAGTAGTTAAAAAGAAAAAAGCTAAAAAGATAAATGCTGTTAAAGTTGCTCCAGAGCATAATCCAGTTCTTAAAGAATGTGGGTTCTTTGATTTTTCGTGCAATGTACAAAGAAACGAAGAAATTGCTGCAGCATCATCAAAGACAGTTGCTCTTGCACCTAAACCTACTGAGACAATTTATTCTTATAATACCACAGAAGAAAGCGCTGGTGAATACTGGCGTAAAGAATGGGCAAGAGTAAATCCTCCTGTAAAAGCTCCAGTCGATAAACCAAAACAAAATAACAAGGTTGTTGTTCGTAGAGATTGCTTGTTCTGCG